AGCGTAAGCCGCAAGGCCAGAAGAGGCATTGAAGTAGTAGCTGTTGCTGTTTACCCAGTTAGCGCCAGTGTTGGCAGGAGAAGCAGTACGAGTACCGTCACCAAAGCCAGTAGCGGCGTTAATCAGGTCAGTGTCAACTTGCAGAGCCAGTTGGTATCCAGCGTCTTCAGTATAGAACTGTCGCAGAGAAGACAGAGCCTGTACTTCTACGATGTCCTCAATCAGACGAGAGTACTCAAAGTGACGATCAACAGTGACAGTCAACTCTGACTCAAGGTTAGCCTGAATGGTTACCGCAACAGCTTCTGCCTTAGCGTTAGCTGATCCACGGATAGGCTTAGGAATGTGAATAACGTCACCCTTCTTGCCGGTCATTGACAGACGCTTGACAAGGGGAGCCATCTTCAGATTCTTTTGATAAGCGGCGATGATTTCATCGGACCAAATTTCGGGGATAAAAGTACCCGCCGCAGTTTTGTCTACTACAGCATTAGCTGTAAAATATGCACCAGAGGTTTCACCAGCCATTTTAATTCTCCTTAAAAGTTAGGCTAGCGTACACGACCCTCTGCGTATGCTTTCAGAAGTTCGTCTGAAAGACTTTGGTAACGCTCCGGGTCTGTTCGCATAAGTTTAATAATGTCAGCACGACGATAAACTTTCTTGCGTGTCCCCTCCGCTGTTCCACGAGCATTGCCTGTGCTGGCTGACTTTAGAGTGTTCTTACGTGCCTGTTTTTCAACGTTGGCGGTCTGCTGTGCTACTGATGCTCTCTCTTTCCAGAGACTAAACAACTCGTCAGCCGCATCGTAATCGTACCCTTGGTCTGCCTGAACAAACAACTGTGTTCGGACTTTTGACCCCTTGATCCAATCAGCAAACTTAGCGTCTTGCAGTATACTCTCCATATCAGGATGCTTGGATTTCAACTGTGAAAGAGTAGCCTGTTGTCTAGCCTGTTTTGTGTAGGCTTCTGCTTCTCTGATCTTAGGGTGGTTATCTATAGCTCTGTTAACAGCGTTCTGTGGATCTACAAAGAAATCTACGTCATCGTCTTCTTGTTGCTGTTGTTGAGGTGCTTGTTGTGTTGAGAGTTGTGTCTGGATGTAGTCATCAACGACCTTTCGTAACTCACCGACTTCCGTACTCTGTTTGCCTGAAAACTTCTCAAGCTCTTGGTGCATCTGTACAAGTTGTTCAACAGACTTACCTTGGTACTTTTCCGGTATCTCTGGTTCTTGAGGTTGTTCCTCTTCAGGAGTCTCAATAGAGTTTGCGGTTAGCTCTTCTGTTGTTTCCGTTGGTTCCTCTTCAGGACGCTCATCAAGTAATTGTGCTCGTGACATAATGTAAACTTACCCCGCCTGTTATTAAGGTTATGGAGGATTAAAATGGGAGATGCCCTAAGACTAGGATTCCCGACTAGATCGTCCAGCTTTCTCGTGTTCACGTACCCACTTCATGTGTCTACCGGGAAAGTCCCCAGAAGACCCTTCAAGTATGTGTTGAGTTGCTGAAACGATTTTTGTAGCGTTGGCTCCACACCCGCACCTACTGGATGTAGTATTCCCTTCTACAAATTCTTCAAAGGTATGTCCGTTTGTACAGCGAAAATCAAATACTTTAATCATCACTAACTAGCTCTTCGTAGTTGTTATTAGTAGTAGTTTCAAAGTTAATTAGATAAGCTAGTACGTTTAGTTGTCCTTTACGTACGTACAAATCGTTACTATCTTTGGTTGCTTCTACGCTGTTGATTACGAGAGCGTTTTGCTTTAGTTCTTCGATTAACTGTTTCCAACCGGGATTGCTAAACAGGTCAAAGTACTTATTGTAATACTGTTCTGTTTCTTGATCTAGTGAGGCCATGTGGTTGTCTCTATATCCTTATTATAACATATTTTTAACTAAAAGTCAAGTGTTTTTATTGGTATTATTACCGTTTCTTGGCAGTCTTTTTTGCCTTTTTAAATGCGGCGGCTGTAGGAGCGCCCTTAGATCCGGGTTTACGCATCTTTTCGCCAGATCCTGCGGCAATTCTCCTGCGTTTAGCGTGAATATTGCTGTATAGCCCTCTAGCCATTACTTCTTTACCTTCTTCTTTTTCTTCTTAGGCGGTCTTCCTACTTGACTTCCGTATGTTCCTTTACCCATTGGCATAGCTATCTCCTTACATTCTTTGTTTTCTTTTCAAGGCATTTGCTTGTCTTTTTTGAGCCATAGCTTTTTGAGCGGCTGTTTTAGGTGGCGGTCTACCTGATGCAACTGCTTTTGCTCTTGTTTTTGCTCTATCAGCGGCGGTTAATTTTTTCTGTAGTTTAGTTTTTTGTTCCGGGGCAGACACGCCCGGATTCGTGTACACCGGTTTTAAACCAATTCCAGCTTTATTGGCGGCTCTAGCCATACGTGTTTTAGCCTTCATCCCTGTACCCGGAGCTTTACGAGTAGTATTGTTGCCCCTACCTCTTGAATTTCTTCCAAACATAACTATCTCCTTACCATTTAGTTTTATTTGCCCAGTAAGCCGCAGAGCATTTGCCTTTGGCTATGTTTTTAGCGTGACGAGCCTTAAAGGACTTACGCCTCGCTTTTTCCTTAGCAGTCTTAGGACTCTTCCCAGCACCACTAACTCCTTGTTGTCCAAAACGTATAGTCTTAACTTTACCATCTTCACACTTAGCTACAACTACGTGTGACTTCGTAGGGTGATTAGGCGTCCTCTTTGGCTTGTTGTACCCGCTTACTCCCGCTCTTGCTAGTCTTGGATCCTTTTCCTTGCTCATTGACTTTGGCCTCCAAAAGGTCCACCTTGGTTTGTAGGGCTTCCAATTTGTCGAACTGGTCCTTGAACGCTTGGTTGATTTGGTCTAGAAATTTGCTCATTTCTACTTGTGTCATTAGCACGGGGTGTTGCTCCTCTCGCCATTTGGTTATTTAGGTTTTTCTCTTTTAACGCCACTTCAGCAATCTTCATTCGACGCTCAAACTCTTTATCGTCGGCGTCACCTTCTTTGAGGTTTCGTGTGATTGCCTCAATCTTTTCAATCTGAAGTTCTTGAGGCGCAAGCTGAGTTTCCATTTGGTATTTAGCCGCTCTAGCTTGAGACTCAGCCGCTTGTCCATTAAGAGCCGCTGTTTGACTCTGCTGAAATGCAAGCTGTGCTTGTTGAGTCACCATTTCCATTTGTTGTGCTTGTGGATCAGGTTCTTCTGCTTCTTGCAGTGCCGCAATAAGTTCCTCACGGTTGTTTAAATTCATGTTGTCAATAATGCTCTGAATCAAAACACTGTACAAAGGACTGTCTTGTTGCATTGTTTGCAAAAGTTGCACCAACTGCGTAACCTCGTACTCACGAGCAATAATACCCAGAGTACTCGTAGCGTTGAACTTGTAGTCAGCTACGGGGTAGTTTTCAGGGTCAAACTGCATGTACCGGTGTGCGGCTTTGGTTACAAAAGGAATTAAAAAGGATTGTTGGAAGTTTATAAGAGTACGCTTATGACGCTTAATAATAGCACCAAGAGACATACTAATGCCAGCGGCAGTAGCTTCACCATTGACTTCTCCCGCAATGCCAGCGGAATCCACGGCTCCAGTTGCTTGTTGCACCATTTGTTGAAGGCTAGCGGCTTGTGCAAAAGTGATTTGCCCCACTTGCCCAAAGTTGAAAGGTTGAAGTACTTCACGGGGATCTCCATTAGTTAGTATCATCTTGCCGGGGCGAACTTCTGGCCTAGCGCCTCTAGGCAACCTAGTCGCATCAATCGCCAGCATCGGATGAATAGTAAGTGACAGTGCATCAATACGTGCACGTAGTTCTGTATCTAGTGCCTTCTGGCTGTTGTAGCCCTTCTCGCACACACCTCTTCCCCAGAAACGTCCGGGTACTACGTCCCAAGGGAACGCAACTACGGGTCTGTCTTTCATCATGTAGGGGTTGGCTTCAGCTTTCAAGAGCGTACCGCCGTTGGCGATAACTACGATAGCCTCAACGTACTTAGAGTCTTCTTCTACGTCTACGTCTTCAGCCTCAAGCATTTCTCGTGGCACAAGGCCGTAGTACTTCGTGAGGCGTACCTTGTCGTCGTTGTAGATCGTGAGGTCTTGGTCAGGCTCTAGGTCTGCGTCAGGAGCCGCTGATTCAATCATAGCCTCCCTGTACACGCCTTGCTCCTGTAGTAGCTCTACGCTGTGCTTAGACACAAACTCGTCTACAGCGACACCCATAGCGTCCTCAATAGACGTAGCTACAGGGTCAATCAGGAAGTTCTGAGGCAACACAGGCTTCAGCTTGACTACAACCCTGTCGGTAATGTTGACGCCTACAGCAGTCAACTGTCCGTCCATGATCGGCTGTGTAGCTGGAGCCATCTCCTTGATTTCTTCTAGAGTGATCTCACCGATACCTGTGCCAAACACAGCGGCGTTTATGAGGCACTCAGCGACAGCCTTACGTACCTTACAGGACTCAAAGTCTTCTGTGAGTTTCTTGCGGAGATAAGCTATGTCTTGAGGGTCTTGATCGTTAGAATCGTCAGTTATGTCAAACCACTTACCTCTGCCAAACGTGGCTTCCTCTAACTCCGCTACGTTAGACTCTACAGCTTGCTGAAGCGCAGGAGAGATAATTCGAGAACGCTCTGATGCTCTTTCGGAGTCAGCAGGATCCCATTGACCTCGCCATAGCCTATAGTATTCTTCAAATTTTTGTTCGTAGTTTGACTCATAGTGATCTCTCCAGTTTTCACACTTGGTCATCACCCACTCTTCCAGAGACTCCTCAATCATCAGAGGGTCTGGGCTATAAATTTCTTCTGCCATCTTAGGTTCCTTAAAGTACGGCAACTGTGTACCCTAGTGTACAAAACACTACAGCACTGATTGCGTATATTCCGTAGGTATTTAACCGCCTGTAAACTCTCTTAGTCACTTTAGTATCCTGCTACTACGTCGAGTATCTCGTGATCGTCTATTTCAAAGTCGTAGCTGTAAGCTACCTTAGCCAACTGGTCTATGTACGCTAGAGCGTCAACCAAGTCATCGTGGGTTAAAACATCAGGAAACTGGAACAACTGGTCTAAGAACCTAGAGTTCCACTCTCCTTTTCTCAAAGTTACGTATCCGTTCTCAAAGCGCCCTTGTAAGGCCCACATCACTCTGTCGGTCTTTTTCTTGTTACCGTGGGTTAACTCTTCTACTCTAAAGAACTGCCCGTATCGCTTCATCAGGTCCATCAGAGGACTCATTACGGCTTGTTTGGCAATTCCTCGTTCAATACCAACGCTAACGGGTCTGTAGTCTCTAACGGCCTGAAATATCTTGGTGGCAGTCTCGTTAAGCTCCCACCGCCCATGTATAATGTTATCAACGTACCAACCATCAGTACCAACTTTAACGACAGCGATTGCGGTTTCATCTAGTTTAGTGTTCTTCGTCCGTTTCTTGTTTACGTCCTCAAAGCCAGCCAAGTCAACAGCGATGTAGTAGTCTCCTTCCTCTGGCTCTTCTCCGAACTGGACCCAATCTTCTTTAAACATTTCGGAGCCTCTGGCTTCAAACGAGGCCATGAACTCTTGTCTAAAGGCGTAACTCGACATTGATTTTTTTGCCATGTCGATTTCGTTTGGGTCCAAGATTGGATTGTCGTAGCTGGTGAAATGCCAGCCCCTGTAAGTCTCATCTTCACCTAACTCTGCGTACTTGTACAACTCGTAGAAATGGTTCCTACCCATAGGCGTACCTATGAACAATGCTGATCCCTTTTGGTCAGCCAGTGCTGGACGGAGTATCTGTTCCCATACGTCAGGCTTCATGTCTGCGTACTCGTCCATCACGAGAAACTTCAAGGACACACCACGCATTGTCTCTGGCCTGTCGGCTCCCTTGAGACTAATCGTGGCCCCGTTGACCAGC